CAAAGTAGAAGCTAACTTTTTTCTGCTTTTTGTCTTGAATGGCCTACCAAAGTAGGCTATAATGAGCATGTAGCCGAAAAAAGTAAGCCAATGTGCTGAATATATTCTGCAAAAATATAATACCACTAATGCTTACTTTTTTCAACATTTAATTAAAAAGGAGCTGATAATCGTATGCCTGCACAATGGACTGGCAACCTCGTAGGCAGAATGCACAATGCTGGCATTTCTAAAAAAGAGCTTGCCGCATTCATGGGAAAACATGAAAAATATCTTTCTCAAGTACTGAATGGTCACAGGGAACCCAAACGTGCCGAACAAGAGTACAACGCCGCGCTCGACGAACTGATTGCAGAGAAGGCTGCACAATCAGAATAACAGGAAATATGCACCATAAAACGGACAGAAAGGAGATGCTTTTTTGAAACGCTTACATTATGCTGACTGGAACGAAGTGCGAATCACTTTAACGGTGAAAGACATCGCGGATGTGCTGAACGTGTGCGATACGGTAGCGCTGAATCTGGTTCGCAGCGGGGAAATCCCAGCCAAGAAGGTGGCGGGCCAATGGCGGATTTTGAAAACTGACCTTATGGCTTATCTTGGGGCAAAAGAAAATTTGTACACATAGAAGGAGGGGACCACGCATGGAAATTGAGATCAAAGTGAGCATCACGCCCCAGCAGTACATACGGCTGGACAACATGGCCCGCAGGATGCGCCGCCCGATGGACAAGGCGCTCGGCTGGATGGTGACACACCACATGGACAGCATCCTCGAAAACACGCACATCTCAGCGCCGGCAGGGCCGAAACCAATCGACTGGGGTGCGATCGAATGACGGGCCTTGCATGCATCTGCTTCGGGTTCGTACTCGGAACAGCTTTCACGGCGGTCTGCCTTCTGGCGGACAAAAAGAAAGCGCCTGCCCGATCTTGCACATCGGACAAGCGCAACCCCAAAGGGTAGCCCACAAGCTACCCTCATTTTAACCGAAAGTGAGGAAAAAAGCAAATGAAATGTTTACTTATCCGGCCCGGGCAGCAGCCTGAAGAAGCGGTCATTTCTGACGATTTGCAATCCATTCAGCGTTTTCTTTGCGGCCCGGTTGAGGCAATTCCTTTCTCTCTGGATTGGGCGGCAATCCTCTGCAATGCGAACGGGCCTTTTCACGAGGATGCCGAACCGAACCGCGTTCATAAGAGGAAAATGATTTACGGCCCGTTTCTCGTCGTGGGTGCTGCACGCACCCGATACAAGAGCCTGAATGCCGAGCAGATGGAGCGGTATAAGGATATGTTTAGACTGGATGGTGACGGTGAATGAACCGATACCTCTGCAAGTGCGGCCGGGCGGTAAATAAAAGCACAAATGCCGACAACACGGGGAACCGGGAGACAGAGGGCTGCGAGGGCTGCCCGTATCTGATGCCCTGGGGGCCGACCGAATGGGACCATACACGGCATGCAATGGTTACGGACGTAAAAGGGTATGAATGCCGCATGTCGCCAACTTTGGAATACCGTACGGAATTACGCGGCCATCTTGACGATAAAACGACCATCCGAATCACAAGCCTGGACTTTGATTTTCTGGAGCGTGTTAGCGATTGGGTAAAAGAGCATTATCCCAATGGCGAGCTTTCCGGCGGCTTCTCCCGGGACCGCATCCGGCCGGCGGAATATGTAGACGAAGGTCGGTATCGGTATACGCTTGCCTGCTCGCAAAACAAAAAGGGAATTGCTGCGAAGCGTGCCCTATGGGCTGAATTTTTCGATGAAACCTTTCACCGAAAAGACATGGACGCCGATGCAGAAAAGCAAAAAATTCTGCGCGATATTGAGCAAGGAAAGGCAGCGGCACACAAAGACGCTGCCGCGACGGATAAGGAGATAAACACTATGCTGATATACAGAGACCCAGCCACGGGCTGGCTGTACCGGGTAAGCCCGCAACCGGAACACGGCTCATATGTGATGCAGTACCGTGACCCGGCGAACAGCGCCACCTGGAAATGGTGTGCGAATTGGAATATCGGAAACATCTATCGCGAAAGCCTGGAGGAAGTTTTGGAGGCCCGTGCGAAACGCGACGGCTGGGAGCTGGTGTCCGGTCCGGCGAGCAGCGAACCTCCGGAGGTTGTATATGAGGGAGAAGAGTATTCACCTTGTGACACTTGTCGCTGCCCGGATTGTATTGAAAGCTCATGCCCGCAGGCTGGATGTGATAAGACGGACGGAGGCTTCGGGTGCTTTGCACCATACGAAGAGTGTCCGGCGCCGGCAGAAGA